CGTTGTTCACGTAATTGATCTTGAAAGTAATCTCGAACACGTAACTCATCGAGGTATCTTTTGGGATGAAACAAAAGCGCGTGTGTATGCTGATACTCTGATTGATAATGAGTAATATATCAAACATAACTCCACCGGAAGGATGGCGTGATGCAAAAATGCAGATCGACGGAATTGAGCAGATAAAAACCGACTTGATGGCTGATCTTTCTCCAAACGGAATCAGTCGTCGGTTTGCGGCTGAACAACACCAGATGTTTCTTGCTGGTGTTCTCTATGGGATGGCGTTGGAAACTGGAAAAGATCGACGGCTTGAAGAACGTCATCACTTCAAGTAGTCGAAAGATGTATTAACCGGCAGGATAATTTTTTAATACCGGTGCGATTGGGTTAGGAACGACCCGTTTTAAGCACCGTCGCTACCTGCCTGCACTATCATGTAGCTTGTTCCGGTGGCCCGCACGGGTCACCTTTTCCGTTTTCAAACTACGCTAATCGGTAGACATAACTTGCCGGAAGTGGGGTCTATAATATCGCATGACGGCATTGGGTGCCCATCGACTTTTGTTCAAGTCCGTTAGTGGGGACGCCGATGTGAAAATCGAAAACGGGGCGCTTAGGCTCTCTGTTGTCCATTTTGCGACTGAAAGGAGCAAAGTGGGGACGGAGGGATTTGAACCCCCGAGTCGTACCGCCCTCATGCGATTCGGGCGGCACGAAACAGCAGTTGTGATCGTTCATGGCGCGACCCCATGTTGTCATGCGACTAACACCATGACAGATTTCGACCCTACCGATACCAGAAAAGAAGCCAGCGAAGTAACCAATATCCAAAAAGCCCGACAGAAATTCCTCAGACACAAACAAGAAACCACAAAAGAATCCACAGCCCGATCATACAAGTTCCCAACTAAAGATTTCATCCAACATTGTCTCCAACACGGGGCGTCAGTCACGGGAGACATTACCAAACGCATGGTGACAACGTGGCTCGATGAACGGAAACAAGAAGTGAAACCCATCACCGTCAAAAATAATGCAAAACACATCCGCGTTTTCCTAAAATGGATGGGAAGCAGAGAACTGTGTGACTGGGATATTCATGAAAAAATAGAGATTCCAACCGTTCCCGACCGTGGAGACGTAAACGAAGATGTCTTCCGAGCCGATCTCGCACAGTCCACACTCGACTACCTCGACACCTACGAATACGCAACGATATACCATACGTTGCTATACACAATGTGGCATACTGGGTGCCGGATCAGCGGTGCCATTTCGTTAGACGTAGACGATTTTGTGTCACTCTCAAGCGAAGCGGATTTCATCAAATTTCGAAATCGAGAACAGAGCGGAACGCCACTTAAAAACAATCACAAAAGCAAACGCGATGTAACCATCTCCGACGATCTAAGCCTCGTCCTTAACGATTACATCAATGGCCGTCGTTTGGACAAGACCGACGAACATGGACGAGAGCCGCTGTTTACAATTCAGGGAGGGCGACTTACTCGGCAAAGAGCGTATAAAAACATCGTTGCCGTTACGCGACCATGCGTTTCAACAGGAAACTGCCCACACGATAGAGAAATAGAAACGTGTGAAGCCGCGCAACTGAAACAACAAGCTCCATCCTGTCCATCATCCGCCTCACTCCATCCCATTCGAAAGGGAGCGATCACTAATCTCATCAATGAAGGATGGCCGAAAGAAGCCCTTTCAGAACGAGTCGATGTCTCAGTAGATGTGCTTGAGAAACATTACGACTTCCGAACAACCGAAAAAGAACGAAAGCACCGACTACAATATATGGATTAACTACAATCTACGTGCAATAAATCGACCGTCTTCATGTACTGTGATGTGAAATTGATCCATGTATTCAAATCCAATAGTAATAGAACAAATTCGACACGGGCCTTCGTGAGAAAAATACCCGTTTATTGCTTTTTTACAATCTCCTGAATACATCGGACATTTTTCTCGATCCATACCCATCAATTTAGCCATCGCAACTCGCATAGCTTCATACATCGACATATCAGTAAGTAACGGTGACAGATCATAACACACGCGCCCGTCATCAAAGAGGGTAACATCGAGAAGGGACTTTTTCTTCATATTTATACAGAGAGTTCTGTATATAAGTGATTGTGGGTTTTAATTTAAATTAAAAATAATATAAAAATCTTTGGGCACCGATTAGATAGAGATGTCACTCAACATTTATAATGTCTCAAGATAAAAAGAAAATATGGCACTCAAACCATCTCCAACCCAAGTTGCCCTTGTCGATGAACTAATAGGAGGTGCAACTGAAAGCGGTAAGTTTGACCACTTTGAAAAAGAGACGCTTGAAGACTTCCGCACACAACTCAAACAGTACAGCGAAACTTAACTGTCACACGGCGACTCGAAACACTCGTCACACATCGCACAATCGTCAGTCGGCTCAAGAGTCCCATCACAATCCGGGTTCGGACACGCCGTACTCCCTCCCGTCTGAACCTCAACTCCGAGTTTCTTCGCGGCTTCCTTGTTGATCTCCCCCGAAAGGTAGAGATCATACGCCGTTTCGTTCACGTCGTCCCCTTCAAGTTCGTTGTCAAGTCGGGTGGTAAGCACCTGTTCTTGACGAGAACCGTCACGGTACACCGTCAATCCCTTACTGGGGCTACCAAGGGCATCATCACGAAGCGCAAGTAGATACACGTCCTCCACATCTTCTCGTGTCGCTTCGTTCGGCATATTGACCGTCTTACTGATCCCTGAGTCACAGAACTCTTGGAACGCTCTCTGCATCATTCCGTGCTGTTCACTCGAAAGATCCTGCGTCGTGACGAAAATGTTACTGAGATCATCGGGAATGGGCAGGCCGCCGACGCCCTCCCACTCGTTGTTTCGCATTTGTTCTTCGGCTATATTTTTAATCCTCTCCCGGTCGATCCCGTTCGCGTCGAGCGTCCGAAGGAAATAGTCGTCAAACTCAACGAGATAATCGTCGTCCTGAATATCGTCGCCAACGTTAGCAAAGTTCGCTACCGAATACACCGGCTCACATCCGCCCGAAGTATTCCCAATTTTCGAAGTTGTTCCGGTCGGCGCAATCGTGGTTACATTGTGATTTCGAATTGGGAACCCATCAGCGTAATCCTCAGCCGGGAGTCCCGTGTGGCCCTCGAACCATTCTTTGTATCGAATGGGGTCGGCATACTTACTCTCCTCCCAGTATTCGAATGAGCCACGTTCCTTGGCAAGTCCGTGCGAAATTCCTGTTCCTCGCCGGTCGATATATCGCATGATGTACCGAGCAACTTCATAGGACTCCCCACTTCCGTAGCGGATGCCCATTTGATAAAGCATCTGCGCGAAGCCCATGATTCCGAGGCCGATCTTTCGTTGTCCAGCCACACGCTCCTCAATCTCCTCAATCGGGAAATCAGACTGGGTGACCACGTTATCGAGGAATCGAACCCCGGCCTCAATAGTTCGATCAAGGTTGTCAAAATCAAGAACGGAGTCAAGGTAACTATCGAGATCAGCGTCAAAGTTTTCGAACTTCGGAGAACCAGCTTCAATAATCAGCGAGAGGTTGATGTGACCGAGATTGCAGGCTTCGTACTCACTCAAAGGTTGCTCGGCACATGGATTTGTCGCATTTATTTCATGTTTCGGGTACTCCTCCGCGTCGAATGAGTGTTGCCGGTTGGCCTCATCGAGATAGAACAAGCCCGGCTCTCCGTTTCGCCACGCACTATCAACAATGATGTCCCAAACGAAGCGGGCCGGGAGAGTGAAATCCCCTCCCTTCTCGATGTTAAGCTGATCTCTCCACTTCTCGATCCCCGGAATGTCCTCCGCGTAGTCACGCCAGAAGTTCTCTTTAACGGCAGTTCCTTCGAGATCATTGTCGTCGTCATTTGCCTCCTGTGCGTTCCGTGGATTCGTTTCGTACTGTGGGTCGTAGAAGTACTCCGTTGCCTCACGGACGCTATACGCCGCCGAATAATCGCTCTCAGGGTCACCAAGCTCGTACCGTTCATCGTTCTGAACCGCTTCAACGAAGTCGTCAGTATAACCAACAGAGATGTTGAAGTTGTCGAGGTTCCCCTCCTTCCGTTTTGCACAGATGAACCGTCCGATGTCGGGGTGATCGGCGCGAAGAATACCCATCTGTGCCCCACGTCGTTTACCGCCCTGTTTCACCTGATTACACGTCTCGTCAAAGACTCGCATGAACGAAACCGGTCCCGAAGCTTCTCCACCAGTCGATCCGATGTACGCACCCTTGGGTCGAAGATGGGAAAACGCATATCCAACTCCACCACCGCTCTGAAATACGAGTGCGGCGCTCTTGGCCGTTTCAAAGATGTTCTCCATATCGTCTTCGGGTTCTAAGACGAAACAGGCGCTCAATTGGTTCATATCAGTCCCCGCGTTCATCAACGTGGGACTGTTTGGCATGAACCGAAGCTCGGTCATCTGTTTGTAGAACTCCTGTCCCCACTTTGCTTCGTCTTCTTCGGTTGTCTCTGCTTCGGCTACATTATGAGCCACCCGAGAGAATAGATCAGGAACATCTTCGGTAACCGTCCCTTCCGAATTTTTCCGAAGATACCGAGATGGGAGGATTCCATCAACCGCATTATCCGTCAGCCGATCCGTAACATCAAGTGTTTCATCGACCGTCTTGATCGGCGTGATAGTTTCTGTCTGTACATCTGTCTCTGTCGTCTGCTGTTGCTGAATACTCATGAGAATGAGATAAAAAAATGACCCACACTACCGTAGTGTGGGTTAGTACTCCGTCAATTAGTACACGGGGTCCGCGATCTTAAAGTTACTGATATTCGATGTCGAAGTTATCGAGGAGGGCGTCGTTAAGGGACTCCCCCTTTTCGTTGAAGACCTCACCAAGCCACCGTCCAAATTTCCCCTGCTCGTCAGTTCGGACAGTCAAAGAATCCGCTTGGTTGAGCCACTCTCTGACAAACCGTTCGTGCTTTTTGCCAGTTTTATACTCTTTGCTATCGTGACTAACACCATACGTTTCAGCGGTGTCAACCCCGAGTAGTCGAATTTCGGCAACTTTCTTAATACCAAAATTCAGGTCGAGTGTAAAAACAATCGTGTCACCATCAACTATACGTTTAACGTGCGCCGGATATTCGTCTTTCATTTAGAAGATGCCGCCGGGTAAGTGTGGGATAATAGCGAACGCAGTCAGTAAGAACGCAATAACAGCACCAACAAGCGCATACACCGGCTCTCGTTTGATGTGTTTTAGGTGTCCGATGTTCACTTCCTTAGAGCCGAGTGCAATTCCAGCGAGGATAATTAGCATCCACGCGGCGTCTTTGCCACCACTAAGCGCGGTTATGAAGCCTACTGAAATGCCGATCAAGAACGAGTGCCATTCTTTGCGAGACGAGAGTATCCCGTAGCGTGGTGTTTCGTGTTCTTCACCCGCTCCTAACCATTTTAAAAAACGCATTTTTTATTTCTTTACACCGAGAACATACCAACTATAATCAGATGAATTTCCACCACTATTTATAGAAACTTCCATTCCAGTAATATTTCCATTAGAATCTGTATTTAAACTGATTATTTCAATATCGGCTACTGTTGACTCATATGTTTGGCCGCCGGTAGAACCATTAACTGATGGAATAAACGTATCGGGGTCGTATGCGTTGTTAAAATTTATCGTTCTATTCGTACTTGACCATTCTCCATATCCAAAACTACCAGATTCAGTAGCAAATTGAACGTCACCTGTATTTCCGCTAATAGATAATACAGAATTGTTACTAACCCAAGTTTTCACTTCATCAAAAGTCGGAATTTTATCTAATGTCATTATTTATTTCTCCACGTACAGACCGTCTCCGTCAATAAGCACCACTTCACCTTTCGTAATCGAACTCGGAACGTCACTCTCGCTGGTGTACACATCGTGTTCGACGCCAACAGATCGCTTCGCAAGCCCGCTCGCGTCGATCCCATCGACAGTATCCGCGTTCGGAACATCCGCGTTATTGTTCACCCAGTTCTGAATATCCGAGTAATGCTGGCCGTCAAGCGTATCGGCGTCACCAGAAATATCTACTGAAAGAGACGTTTCATTATTGATCGCAGTAACAGCTTCGGAATCAGCATATCGAGTGTGGTGAGCCGACGCCGGGGCATCGCTGAGATCACCATGAGCTACACTTACTGAGTTACCAAGTGAAACACCATTCCCGGCAATAGTAACTGTATCGTTTTCCAGTCTATTTTGTGGAATATATCCCGCATTTTCATCCCACAATGTTTCTCCGTTAAGTGCGTTTAGGTTGCCCTTTAAGTTACCACCTGCAACAATTGTATCAGATTCAGAAGCCGAATCAGAATGATCGGCGTTCGAAACGTCAGCAGTATTGTTTACCCACGTTTGAATATCAGACCAATGTTGTCCATCAATTGTGTCGGCGTCAATATCTAACGCATCGTGAGCCGCTGTATTGTGATCTGAAGCATTTACATATCTGCTGTCATGGTTATGAGTCGGATCAAGAGTAACCGTCCCATCTCCATCATCGACTACATTTAGGTGCCCAGTAAAGTCAATATCACCAACAGAAGCAACTCTTTCACTCCCATCTTCTGAGATTGACGTATGAGTATCTGGAATATTTGACGCATTAACAGTTACCGTTTTGTCTCCATCATCGGTAACTGAAAGATTAGATCCGAAATTGAAGTCTGTTGCATTACTTACAACGGTTGTGCCACCGTCACTTGCACCAGAACCGAGATCGGTTGCGTCTTTCCCATCAAGTGTTTCAGCATTACCAGCTTCATCAGCGTAATCGGCGTTCGGGACATCAGCGTTGTTTTCAGTCCATTTTCTTGTGGCAACTTGATCTCCACTTTCTTGAAGGGTAGCAACAACGTTTACCGTGCTACTGCCAACATCAAGAACGGTAGATCCGCTATGCGTTGCTTCGAGGTTCCCGCTGGTCCCGTCTTCAGTTACCGTCCAATCTGAGAAGGTTGCCGATCCGATTTTTTCAAGCGCGTTGCCAGCCAGATCGACGTTCGAATTAAATGTAGACGATCCAGAGACACTTAATGTGCCAGATGTAGTAAGATTCCCGGTGACCGAAGCACCCGTTTCGTCAACCGAAAGTCGAGTCGTCCACGATGATCCATCGTGTTCATCAACAAGAAGCTCCCGCGCCGCATGGTTAACTCGAATGTCACCCGAGCTGAACTTAGCATATGAAAGATTCGTTATCGCGTTTGAACCAAAGTCAACGTCACCCGAAAATGAATCTCCACCAGATCGAACTTGTTCAAGCGTTACGGAGTGTGGATTGGTTGTGTCCGACGTGTGATCCGTGAGATCTGCTTTAAGTGCAATAGTGTGCCACGAAGAATCAGCAAACCGATATTGTTCGAACACCTGTTCGTTATTATTATAGAACAGGTGCCCATTCTCGGGATTGCTTGGTCGAGTACTTGCGGTATCGCTTTCAATACGAGAGTTCGTAAGAGGAATCAGATGATCGTTGACATCTGAAATAACGTTGTGTTTTAGGAAGTTCTCCCATGCGTCAACAGGCGCTTCACCCTCAACATTAAAATACCCATCGGGATATTCTTGTCCCGTTGATCCCCAACTTTTTAGATTAGTAGTATAGTCTGCCATTAGTTTATAAGACCGGCATACGTTCCACCGGTTCCTTTCGGTTCATCGTTAGTGTCCAATCCATCATAACCGTCATACGTTGACCAGTCAGTAGTGTTCTCATATGTTGTCGGAGTAACATACACGAATGTACCCCGTTTCTGTCCGATAATATTGTACCCCGCTGGCATTATATCGGACAAGATGTTCTCAACTTCTGCTGGTGTCAGATCAATACCCTTTACAGAAGACGCGGGTATTGTTAATTTCACAACCGCGGGAGTGTCCATGTTTTTATACTCAATATTTTTAGGAGAAACCTGAAGTATTTGAGACGCGCTCGTAATTACATCAGAAATGGTGCCCTCGGTTGTGTTTAATTGATACTCAGCCACCACCCGAGATCGAAAATGTTCCTTTGGTTCGCCTTCGTTATGAGATACACCAGCCATCTTCCCCAACGCTTCAAGTTGGTCAATAGTCTCGGCGCGTTGAACTGAAATCGCTTGATCTACGTCTTGAATATCAGCTTCCAATTCGGATATTTGATTCCCAATTGGAGTAAAGAGCTTCCAATTACCGGACTGCTCGCTATTCGCCATGAACTCCGGCAGAGTATCAATAAGATACTCAATGTTGTCCTCATATGTTTCGTCGGGAGGACCAGTTTCAACAACCATCTTAGCTCTTTGTTATGGTGATGTGTTGGTTTCCTTCCGACGCATCGGTTAACGCCTGCTCGTGAGCATTGATAGACAGATTCGATCCACTTGTGGGGCTGGATGCCTTCCCGATGTAGACCGAGTTTATATCGTGGACACCATCAATATCCATTACTTTCCCTGCAACCTCGGCATGGATTACATCATCACTCACCGATAGTTCTCCATCTTTCTCGATACCATTTGTCTTAATCCCACCAAGATATTCAACAATTGAATCTCGAAGCGTGGTATCTCCTTCATATTCTTCGGTGGTCTGAATATCAACATCAACCCACACGTACACCGAAGTAGACAAAGAAAATCCGACCGGGTGTGTTTGACCATTCCCAATGTCGGATTCGATTTCACCACTTGCAGTAACGAATGATTTGTTGGTGTCTAATTGGTCACCATTTTGTCCGGCAACAGAAATGTCACCAGCCGCTTTCGTTTCAAGAAGTGTTTGTGAAACCTCTTTCAACGTATCATCGTTTCCATCTGTGGCAACGATTATCTCAAACGAATGTGACGGAAGGCCATGTCCACGACCATTATCGTTTTCGGTGTCATTAATAAATATCGTAACGTCAAAGACACCCTCAATCCCTCGAACGCGACTTACAAGCGAAGGAGCTGTAGACCGTGACCCTTCTGCAAGTTCACGTTGCGCTCGCTGACGAAGATTCTCGTCACCTTCTACGTCGTCTCCGCCTTCGGTTCCGTTCGCATTTGTTACTTCAGCACCCGGAAATGGAGATCCGTTCGGGAAATTGATGATCGTGTTTTTCCCGACGTTAGCTTCAGACCCGCCTTCAACGGCTCTGATTGGTACTGTTACGGATTCACTTCCAGCGGGAATACGACCAGATTCAGTTGTTTCAAATTCAACCGGATCAAAGTTATTCGTTGAAACAGTCGTCCCTTTTGGAACTGAGTGGTCAACGCTATCAATACTTGAGACAGAAACCGTCACTTCCCCGGTCGCTCTACTCGGCTGAATACGGGGGACTCCAATCAATGACGTTAGAAAGTCGAGAGCGGCTCCCTCAGCGTTCTCAAGTTGAGCCGACTCAAGCACCAGCCCAATATTCTTCTGCGCTTCAGCGATCCGTCTGGCCGGTGGAATGTAGAAGAAACGAATAGCCGCTGTTTGACTATCGTTGAGATCGTCTCCGAAGACTTCTTTTGCATCTGCCATCATTGAATCAATGATAGCAGATTCTTCGTCAGAAACGTATTCTCCTCTTATAATTTCTCCCATTTAACCACCAACTGTGAAATAAGCCGCCCCTGTATCGTAGATAACATTAATTTTGATTCCACCTTGATTGTTCGAGCCATCTGTGACTCGTTCTGCGGTCACTTTCTCGACGTTCTCGATATATTGGTTATTCTCTGCAACCCGTTCTGCCTGAAGTTCTAATTTTTCGACCGCGTTCACCGCTGTTACCGATCCGATTCGCTCATAGAAATAGAGGCTGACCATGAGCTTAATGGATTGGTCAATTGCGGCGGCACCCTCAACCATAGTGAGGTCTTTGCGGTCGTCCAGTTCAACATCACCTTCGTCATTTACAAATAAATCCATACGTATGGCCGCCGCGTGGTCACTCTAAACAATAGACAACGGTTTATGTAGGGTGTCGAGGTGACCCGCCCTACCTTACTGGCCCAGTACTGTATTACAGTATGTTTAACGTTTGCTGTTAATTGTATAAGGTGGACATCGAGAAGCAACGCATCCCCGCACCACTACACAGCACCGCAACACAACAGCACAACACAGCAAACGTTAACAGTACTATGTACCGTCCTCTACGTGCAATCCTTCACCACGGATATACACAAGAGATCCCTCAGCGATATTTGGAACATCCGATACAGAATCATAAACGCCGATTCCAAGTGACCCCGAAACATCAAGATCACCGTGGACACTTGTTGAACCTAAATTAGCCATTGTTATAGTCTCTCATCGACTCCGCCTTTTGTGTAGACAACTCCATCATCGCTCTGCATTACCTGTTGGTCACTTCGTGGATCAGTCAGCTTGTATAGTGTCTCGATTTGTTCAGGTGTAAGTGCTGTTTCATACAACCGAACATCAGCCATTGAACCCGTCATTCTCGCTGAATCG